CTGCTGACAACATCAAAGGTATAGAAAAGATTGGAGATAAAAGAGCCAAGGCTTTACTTGCTGAATGTATCACGGAACAGGATATGTTTAATACTGTCCGTGATGCCTATGGCAATGATGATGAGTTCATTATGAATGCATCAGTGCTATGGATAATGCAACATGAGGAGGATGTATGGAAAGACAGATTTAATGCCTACATTTAAAAGTAAACTAGAAGTTAAAGCTTGGGCAGTACTTAAAAAACATTTCCCAAGTGTTAAGTATGAACCTGATGTTATTGAATACATACAACCAGTCAAGTCACGGAAATATAATCCTGACTTTCGTATGGCAAAAAATGTATACATAGAAGCAAAGGGTAAGCTTGACCTAGCTACTAGGCAAAAGATGGTTTGGTTTAAAGAATGTAATCCTGAAGTCACCATAATATTCTTGTTTATGAATCCCGATAACAAGATAACCAAACGTAGTAAAACAACATACTGGCAATGGGCTGAGAAAGAAGGGTTCATGTGGCTAGACTTTAGAAAGGATTGGATAAATGATTATAAAAAACTTATCAGAAAATAAAGATGGTAGTGTTGACTTTGATTTTAAAGTTGACAAGATGGAAACAGAATTCTTGTTATCCTTCGCTATCAAAGCTCTCATGCGTGAGGGCATAATTAAAACAGCAGATGAAGAGTTTGCTGAAACAGAAGTAAAACTTCCATTGGAGACTATGCAATGAAGAAACATTTAGTGATAGGAGATACCCAGGTTAAGCCTGGGATTTCCCTATCTTATTTAACATGGATAGGTAAATACATTGTTGACAAACAACCAGATGTAATTGTAATGATTGGTGACTTTGCAGACATGCCTAGCTTATCTTCCTATGATGTAGGTAAAAAATCTTTTGAAGGTAGGACTTACAAAGCAGATATAAAAGCTGTACACAAGGGCATGGAGACATTGCTAGCACCTATGAAAGCACTTAACAAAAGACTAAGTAAAGCTAAGAAGAAGTTATACAAACCTGAAATGGTACTGACTATGGGTAACCATGAGCAGCGTATTAACACAGCCATTGAGTATGATAGAAAGTTAGATGGTCTTATATCATTTGAGGATTTAAAATATGAAGAAGCTGGTTGGACTGTTGCTCCTTTTCTGGACGTTGTTAGCATCGATGGGATTGCTTATTCTCACTACTTCGCTAGTGGTGTTATGGGTAGACCAGTCACTTCTGCCAATGCTCTCTTAACTAAAAAACATATGAGTTGTGTTGCAGGTCATCAGCAAGGACACTCAATTGCTTATGCACAAGATGCGACAGGTAAACAAATGACTGCTATCATTAGTGGTAGTTGTTACATGCATGATGAAGAGTATTTATCAGTGCAAACTAATCAACATTGGAGAGGCTTATATATGTTGCATAATGTGGTTGATGGTTCATTCGATGAATGTGCTATACCATTACATTATTTAAAAAGAAAGTATAGGAAATAGCTTGACTTTCTCTGCAATATATGCTATAATATTAATATGAAGACAAGTACAATAAGAGCTAACATAGCTAAACAAAAACAAGTAGGTGGTAATCATTATACTAGTTATAAAATACAACCTATAGAGTTTATAACAAGTAATAACATTGGTTTCATTGAAGGTAATGTAATCAAATATGTTACAAGGTTTAGAGAAAAGAATGGTATAGAAGATATAAACAAAGCTATACATTACCTAGAACTTTTAAAAGAAATGTATTACAATGGAAAAACTTAAAACAAAAAGAGTTTGCAATAAGTGCAAAGAACCTGCTAAAATTTGGGATAACCAAGAGTGGTGGTGTTCTGTTGATAGTAGCATGGGTAATTGGAACATGCGTGGTTATTGCTACAAGAAGGAGAAAAAGAAATGAGAAACTTAATTACAACAATAATAGGTCATGTAATTATAGTCATTGTTCTTATTGGTTTATATATAATAGTAGCAGATTTAATTACAAAAGCTGAAGCAGATACTCAGAAGTTTGGTGAAGGTCCTTACGTAATGGCTATTAGCTATACAGATTATAAGAATCTTCAGTACGTTGGAAACTTTCCTACTTGCATACTTGCCGAAGCATACTTTCACGCTAACTGTGCAACAGCATCAATCATGATGTGTCAATTAGAAACACATATGTATATGCCTCTTAACCATGATTCAAACTATGAGTTTAGTTCATTTGATTTTGAGATTGATACTAAACAATCATGTGGCTTTGTTGGTGTACAACAACCTAAATTTACAAAGGATTAATTATGCCAGGAACTAATGGTACAAATGATTACGAAATCCCTGGTGCAAAGCTAAAGACTGCAGTACCAAGTGATAAGTATAAAGAAGGATGGGACAGAATCTTTGGTTCCAAACCTAATGATAAACAATTTGATAAGGTCAAAAAGACTAAAGGTCGGTCATAACTATGGCTCTATCATTCAAAGAAGTTTGCGAAGAATTAACTAAAATAGATGAAACTACTCTTCTTGAGGTACTTAACATCTCATCAGAAGATATAGTTAATCACTTCCAGGACAAAATCGAGGACAACCTTGAAGAACTATCTAATGATTTAGATGAACACACCAATCAAATAAATTTTATATTTAACGAAGAAGAATAGGAGAAAGCATTGGATATTTACCAATCGGTAATAGCAGCAAGTAGATACGCACGATTTATACCAGAGTTACAAAGAAGGGAAACATGGGAAGAAACAGTAGATAGAATGGTTACATATCTTAAGTCTAAAAACAAAGGGTTAGACAAAGAGTTTAAAGAGATACGTGAAGCAGTACTTAATTTAGAAATCATGCCTTCTATGAGGCTTATGATGTCAGCAGGAGAAGCATGTGAGAGAGACAATATTGCTGCTTACAATTGCTCTTATTTGGCTATTAATAATAAACGAGCTTTTAGTGAAGCATTATACATTTTAATGAATGGAACAGGAGTAGGATTTAGTTGTGAAAGACAAGAGATTAGTAAATTACCTAGCATACCAGAAGTACTTAGTAACACTGATGATACTATTGTTGTTGGTGACAGTAAACTTGGCTGGGCGAAGTCGTTTAAGAAACTATTATCTAGTCTATGGGAAGGAGATATACCCAAGATTGACTACTCTAACGTTAGACCAGCAGGTGCTAGGCTAAAGACATTTGGTGGTAGAGCTAGTGGTCCTGAGCCCTTGAAGAGATTGTTTGATTTCGTAGTAGAGTCATTTAATCATGCACAAGGTCGTAAACTAACATCGTTAGAAGTCCATGATATTATTTGTATGGTAGGAGAAATTGTAGTCGTTGGTGGTGTTAGAAGGTCAGCCCTTATCTCACTATCAAACTTAACAGATAAACGCATGAGAGAGGCTAAAATGGGTGCCTGGTACAATGATTTTGCATACCGTGGGTTAGCTAATAACTCAGTTGCTTATACAGAAAAACCTGATATGGAAACATTCATGGATGAGTGGGTATCATTAGTTAAGTCTAAGTCAGGAGAACGTGGTATATTCAATAGAGTTGCTGCACAAAAACAAGCTGCTAAATGGAAAAGACGTGATGAAACAATGAGTTACGGAACAAATCCTTGCAGCGAGATTATACTACGTGATAAACAGTTTTGTAACCTAACAGAAGTAGTTGTAAGAAATGGTGATACTAAAGATAGTCTACTTAACAAAGTGCGACTAGCTACAATACTTGGTACATTACAATCTAATCTAACTAACTTTCAATTCTTATCTCATGACTGGGCTAAGAATACATTAGAAGAAAGATTACTTGGTGTATCACTAACAGGTATTATGGATGCTAAGATAACATCTAACCCTGACCCTAAATTTTTAGAGGAGATGAGAGACCATGCCAGAAAAACAAATCACAAATACGCAGACAAACTTGACATACCACGAAGTGCAAGTATTACATGTGTTAAGCCTTCTGGGACTGTTTCTCAGCTTGTTGACAGTGCTAGCGGCATACATGCTCGCCACGCTACCCAGTACATAAGAACAATCCGTATGGATAAGAAAGACCCTATATATAACTTTCTTAAAGAAAGTGGTGTGCAAGTAGAAGATGAACAGTATAGACCTGATAGTACTGCAGTGTTTAGTTTCCCAATGAAAGCTCCTAAAGGAGCTGTTACTCGTAATGATATGTCAGCTATTGAACAAATGGAGAACTGGTTAATATATCAACGTCATTGGTGTGAACATAAGCCATCAGTAACTATCTCAGTTAAAGATAATGAGTGGATGGAAGTAGGTGCATGGGTATGGGAATACTTTGATGAGATATCAGGTATATCTTTCTTACCACATAGTGACCATACATACGTACAAGCTCCTTATCAAGACTGTACTGTAGAGGAATACAAAGAGTTACTTGATAAAACACCTAAAAATATTAAATGGGATTCGTTTATTGAAACTGATGATAACACAGAAGGTGCTCAAACACTAGCGTGTACAGGAGGTTCTTGTGAGATTTAGTATATACCCAATACTTGGAATACATGTAGGCTTTGAGTTTACAGACGCTCTAATGGATGACCAACCAGTAAGTTACTTATTAATTGATTTATTTATTGTAAGATTACAATGTGCGTGGTATCCAGAATGAAGTTAGCTATCATAGGAAGTAGAAGTATTGAAGATGATGCTTGGACTCTTAAAACCGTGGATAAAGCAGTAAAGGAACTTAATCCTACATGCATACTAATGGGTGCTGCTAGAGGTCCAGACAACGCAGTAAGTCATTATGCAGAGTCTCATAATATAGATTTAGTAAGGTTCTTACCTTATCATCTATTAGACCCTATAGCTAACTTTGATAGTAAACATTTCTTTATACGTACTAAACAGATTATAAACAATGCTGACCATGTATTAGCTCTTTGGGATACTAAAAGTCATGGTACACAGTATGCAATTAGATATGCTCAGAAGCTAGAGATACCTGTTAATGTCGTGAAATTTGTCTGGTAACTCTACAATCTTCATAGACAGCTACAAACTCTGTAGTATCTAATTTAGATTTACCTAATTTGAGGGGGTCAATATAGTCCCCTCCAATTACTGCCATACATATAGCAACAACGTGTAGTATAACTGACTTACTCGTTTCCATATAAACTATCTAAAGCTGCAGCAGTAGCTTCCATACGTTTAACTACACCATCCATTGTACCTGGTTTAGATTTATATTTTCTATATTCATCATTATTTAAAAACTCT